GGTTGGCACGCTTGCGAATGTTGCTGACACCTTCCTGTTCGGTCATAGCAGCTTCTTCCCTCAAACCACGCCAAGAATCGCTTGTTCGAGGGTCATACTCACCAGCAATGGTATCTCGAAGCTGTCCCATAGAAAGGTCGTAATCAGACATAGAAGATGCAGTCGTCTGTTGCAAATAGTTTTGTAACTGCTGCTCGAACGGCGTTAATTCAGCTACGCCCTGTCTTGGATAATCAACTGTTGAGCCGGCACCGCCCCAGGACTTCATAAAGTCCATCAGCCATTGTCCGCCCTTTTTGCTTTCTTCGGGACGTGGGTTTAACTTTGCCTTATCGCTTGTTCCTGAAAAAAAACTCATTTTTATAGACCTCCATCATCGAGACGAGTCTCGTTATTTTGTGCGTCTTGGCGCAAATACCTGTATGCCTCGTCCATACGTTTCATAAACTCGTACATCTCTTTTTTGAGTTCGGCGGCAGTCTTGCCCCGTGGCTCTTTAGTTTGCAGTGTTAAAGGCGCTTTCATTATTTACTTATCTCTCTCCTGCATAGATATACTCGAATTCCATACCGAGAAAATTGAACTTGCTCGTACTCGAACATTTAATAAGGAAATGTCGTCCTCGGGTATCCACTGCAATCCGTTGTCTTAATATATCATTGTCGCCTGACAAGTTTACACTTCCCAATGATTGCCAGTTTTGTTCGTTATCCCTTTTGATGTGTATATCCAATGTCCCCGAACCTTCACGTTTCAAATAAAAGTGCATCTGAAGCAATCTTTTGTAAAACGCTAACGCTTGTTTGTTAGCCAAATCCGTAGTAAGTACGAAGTAGCTCGTATAAGTAGAACCTATATCGGTATAAGCCCCGTGAGCTTCATAAGTATTACCATCGGAATCACTGCACAAATCAACTGGAAAATTACTGTTTGCATCGGTAGCATCCCAGCTATCCCAGCCCCAGGTGTCCCACGTACTAAATGGCAATGTATCCCAGGTATAAGAAGTTTGCCTGCAGTATTGCCCGAAGGCGACTACATCAATATCGGATTCCAGCCATTTCCCGTCTTTGTACTTGATTACTTTATTGTTTGCAGTGGCAGATGAGCCGTAAGGAACAGTCCACCAAATCTCGTCGTATTCGTCTATGTACGATACTCTTAATAAATTTAGTAACGATGGGTTCACGTCCCTGCTGGTATTATCAATCGGCTGGGATATTTTGCCGAGTCCTATCTCTCTGAAATTCTTATCCGAACCATAAAAATACAGTCTGCCGATTTTATCATTTACGAGCGAGCCGGGCGCAGAGCATCCGACGTTAGGAAACAGTTCGTCTTGTTCAAAGGGTATGGTTCCACCAGTGTACCATAATTTTCTAATGGAAAATCTTTTGAATATGCACAGATAGCCCTGCCACAAACCGAACCCACCGGAAATATGGCCTGCCCCTTCGATATAAGCGTATCCGGCATCCCCGCCGATATCCTGTTTCCAGCCGGAAGCGGAAACCCCTTCTCCGACATTGCACCACCAACCATAGTGTTGGTATCTGCTACCGTTGGAAAGCTCCACATTGCCCAGAAAGATATAATTCCTGTACGGTTTTATAAATTCGGCTTTTGCAATGTAATTTGATGTAGTAGCCGAAAGTTGTGTATCCATTGTCGTAAAAGAAGTCTCGCTGCCCCCATCCCACTGCACAGGCCTGTCAATGTTATTGGTAGCAACTAAATAATCTCCATACTGGTCAGCGTCCCAATACTCACAATCGGCGGAACAGGTATGAATCACCTGCCATTTGGTTAAATTAGTATCCCAGAAATATATATATGCCTTTGTAAACGCTGTTAATCGCTCCGCTTCATTTGACAATCTCAACAGCTTATATAGAATTATCGGATTGCCGTCAGGCGTTATTACGGAACGAAACATGTACTCTGAAGGGTTGTTTGAGCTTACGTTGGTATTTACAAAAACATATTCGTCCGGTGTGGACGATGTTATATCGCCGGAAACCGAAATAGAAATAACCGTTTGGCCTGAAACTGCCGTCGAAGTGGTATCTATAGTAAATGTTTCGTACTGACTATCGGATGTGTTATAGCATGTGATTCCGGCCCCGGCTACGAATTCTGCAGTATGGTCGCCGTCTATAGTGATAGTATCGCCTGAAACATCTATTGATTCGATAGCATAAGCAGTTCTAAACAGTTCGGCTTTACGGAGCTTTGCCTTGCGGATTTCACCGTTCCAAATCTGTACTTCGGACAGGTCGGGAGTAAAAGATTTATTCAATAAAAGAGATGGGAAATCCTCTCTTTTTCCGAGTGCCGGACTTAAAATACCAAACCTTTTTATTAGAGTCGAAGCCATATTAAACTCTCATATTTATAACTTCCAGAGCTCGACATTCGCATAAACTTCAGTGCCAAAACCAGTCGCTTTACCTTGGCCGTTTGTACACGTATCATTTGTATTATTCTGCAATTCAATAACGCTCTCTTCACTTAATGTAAATCTGCCAGCCAAAGTCAAGGTCACTGATGGTTCTTCGTTGCTGCCCTGGTCTTTGTACATTGATAACCCTAATAACGAAACTGAATGACCTGTTGTGTCATATAGTCGGAGCTGTGTCTGAAGATTTCCTTCGTCTCTCTTAACTACACAGGATACATTAACTCTATAAGTTCCTGCAGGCAGCGTGAGCTGACTTGAACCGAGACTTGCACCATCTATATTATTGACTTTTGTTGTATTGAGCGTTCTTTTATTCCACGTATCAACCGTTAATGAGCCGCCGTCAACACCAGAAGATTGTTCATTAGTAACGTTCAAATAATTATCAATTGCATCATCCACATATTTTTTGTTTGCTATGTGATATTGGTTTGTGGGAGCGTCTATAATTTTACCACTCACTCCGATTACAGGACTTTCCCCATCTGACATTATCAAGTTTACAAACCCGTCGCCGGCGGTATTCGCACCGAGCAGATAAGTATTGACTGGCATAAACGCAGAGTCGAGTTTCAATTTACCGTTCTCTGTTAGTTGGTAATGGTTTCCATCTTCGTCCTGAAAATATACTTCGGGGCGACCGTCAATATCCTTCGTATATAAATGTGCTTTATTGGCAACTGCTGTCGGATGGTCGCTTTGCGGGGCTTGAAATGTTATTTTGCTATGCTGACCGGCGGCATCCTCATCGTATCCGCTCCCTGTGTTATCGCCGACGTAATGGTCTATACCAAGGATTTCTGCAACCGCCCTTGCGAGGGTGCGAATATAATCGTCCCCGATTTTAGGGTCGGAACTTCCGGCCGGATTTGCAGGGTTTATGGGGTCGGTTTTACTCATTCGATGATTCCTCCTTCAACAATAGCTTTAGATTGAGAATTGACGGTATTCGCTGCGCTTTCGATATTCTCAGAATAGACTCTCAATTTTGCGGCAAGCTGTTTTATCTCATCTTTGTTCTGTTCCAGCCAAATCAGCCTGTTGTATATAGTTGAAAGATTAAACTTTGTGCCAATCTCGAACTGTTTCAGGCCGGAAATTTTTGTGATGTCGGTACTAACCATCTCTACCAAAAAATTGTTTCCTTGTGTGCGCCCTATTATCTGGCTCATAATTATGATATCCTTAAATTGTTCTATTTTCTTATACTGGTAAATCCGATTGCAGACGACAATCGTTCTATTTCGGCCTGATACTTTCCCCTAAACCGGTCTGACGCATCGAAAAGCTCAAAATTCTCGTACAGCTTTTCAATAACTTTATAGATGATTGCCATTTTGTACTCATCGTCGAACTCGATAGTATCCACATCCGAGGCGTGCTGTTTGTAATAATAGATTGTGTAGCTTCGAGCGGATTGTGTTTTCGGGCTTACGTAAATCGTACCGTCTCTCAACGCATAGCCTTCGAGCTTGCCCTCTCTCCATTCTTTGAAGGTAATCGGGTCGTATTGATAATCGTCGAGATAGAACGATTCTATTGAGCCGTTATCGTCCGGCTCAATAATATCGGTCGGAGCAGTAATCGTATTGGTATCTGTGGCAAGAGTTCCGGTAGTTGAACTTTTAAGTGCCCAGGAGTCTTTGGAGACGTCAATCAGCGCCTCTATAACCATAGCATCACTGATTTCGGTAGTTTCCCTTCTTGATATTTGGGCTGCTCGGCTCTTGATTTCACTACTTGTAATTGACATTCTTTATTCCTTTTCATTCAGTAAGGATAGGGGGCGGGAATTAACCCCGCCCCCTTATGAATTGGTGCTAAGTATCCTTCTTGACCGCCACATCTGCGATAATGCAACCAAACGGCCTCGAATTATATACGGAGGCCTTGACTCCGTATATCATATCCGAGTGAGTAGCCCATTTCGTGTTATGAGGCGTATCGCAATAACCTTCTTTCCAGACCGGCAGTTTACCCCAGGCCAGACAAGCCGCCTGAGCGCCGCAGAACAGCGTCCTTACAACCGTTTCGTTACTGGTTACGGTCTCGCTGGTGCTATCGAAATACTCACTTGCTGTAGTACCGTTTTCACCGTAGCGATGATGCAATAACGTGGTCGGTTTGATAATCACACCATCCCATATACCGGCCATACCGGAAAAGATGGGATTCGTCTTACCTCTAAGGTTGCCTTCTCTTTGCGCTTGCAGCCAGGCAGCCTCGGACCGCAACGCCTTGATGTTCAGCGGGTCAACGAAATGAATGAAAAGCGGCTCGCCATCGACATAAACCGGACGAAGCGGGCTTATAGGAGCACCGTCATCGTCAACTTCGGCAATAGCCATTCTCTTGAGGTATTCGATGGCTTTCGTACCGAACAAATGGTTTGCCGAGGTACAAGAGCTACCGTTTGCAACTCTCGCAAGAGTACCACCTGTTTGCTGACCTCCTGCGAAGTAGCGTGCATTAGTAGCCGACCTTGTCGGAGCGACCTGGTTGACCGTTGCAATCTGAACGGCTGATGCGTCAACAGCGTTTGCCCCTGTCCGCACACCGGCGAACTTCTTGCTCGTCATACCGCTCATTGCGTCTATGATGTCCCTTGCCTGGATACGGCCCACCCATTCCCTCAAAGCCGCACGGCCTTTGGGACGCAGCTTGGCGTAAGCCGACTGCTCCGTCATATTGCCGTTTAGCTTCGTGGAATGGCCTCTTTCGGCAAGTTCGACACTCATATCATAAAAAGTCATCGATTCCTCGTTGTCTTTGTAAGTGCCGTCGTCGCCTTGGCCGTCGCCACTCAATAAAGCCCTCAATGCGAAGGTGATTTTATCCCCTTGCTGTTTCAGAAAGTCTTTATTGACCTGAATAATGCTTTTTTCACTCGCACCCATATAAGATAGGAGTGGGTTGGACTCAAATGCCCACTTAAAATCCTTTTGAGACCACTTCTGCGGCACTAAGTTAGTGTGTGTGCCGCCTCTTGCAAATTGTGTTGCTGCCATAAAAAGAACTCCTTCTGCAAACTATGGCAGCTACCCAGCTTCTTCTGAGCCGAAAATACCTTCAAAAACCTGCTCATCGGTTTCTTTTTCCGATTCCGAAGTTTCAGTTTTATCCAGCTCTTTTCCTTTGCCTCCGGGCGCTTCAATAGTTTGCTTGTTTTTCTGCGGAGTTTCGATGCCAAGTGCCTGTCTGGCGATAGACAACTTGTTTTGGCACATTTCATAATAAGTTTTCGCGGGATTGCCGGTCTCCAGAGCGCTCCTGAAATCTTTCATACTGACAAGATTCAGTGTCTTGGCCTGCGAAAGAACATTATCGAAATCTTCGTGTTCTTTTTTGAACGCCGACTCCGATTGCCTGACTCTCTGCACAATTTTGCTCGTATTAGCCGCAAATTCGAAATCCTGCTCCAACTTCTCAAATTTGCTATTAACCTCTCCGAGTATGCTGGACCTTTGATGTGTTAATAGCTGCTTGACTTTGGCTGCCTCAATAAGCTCATCATCCGCCAGCCCGCTCAGCAACTTATCAAACTCGGCATTTTCCCCTGCCGGACGGGTGGTTTTAGTAAGCTGCTCTTTAAGTTGTCTCGCCTCTTCTTCGGCCCTCTGCGCCCTCTGTCGCAGCTTTATATGCTGGTCCAGAGGTACACGCTGAACGTCATCCGGTTCGGTCTTGACCTCTGTCTCTGGCTGCTGTTGCTGTAACATAGCAGTCATAGACGATGCGCCTTCGGCAGCAGTTTTGGGAGAACCTTTATCGCTTGTTGGGCCGCTGCCCGTGTCTCCCTTATCATCTGCATCGGGCTTGTCGCCATCTTCCAGATTGTCCAGTGTGTCCTTCAAAACTTGAGGGTCTTCTTCAGATTCGAGACCGGCGTTTTTTGCACCTTCGTCAAACATTTTGCCTGCATCGAAACTTCCATCGTTACCATTTTTTTCTTTAGCCATAACGTACACATCCTTTCCTTTTTGCCGCTCTCGGATAACTTTGAGCGTATAAAACGTTTCCGGCATTATGAACCGTGCCGTTTCGGGCCTGCTGTTACCCGCCGCAGTCAGCGTATTAACAAAAAAAAAAAAGCCCGACCTGTGTGCTAACGCTAACACACATAATCGGGCTCACTTTTTCAGTGTCGTCCCTAAAACTATTTACTCAGTTTTGTCTATTTTCTATTTTATTTTTTTCTTCCTGTCCCTTTACCTCGTCCACCGCCTGCTCCGTAACCAGGTCCAGAACCTTTACAGGGCTTTGTGTTCCGATTGCGACCGCCTCCACCTGCCCTCCCTACACCTCTACCTGTGCCTTTTTTAGCTCCATAAGCACTCATTTATTCCGTCCTTTCTTTCTTACTCTGTTCTTCGGGTTTTATAGTTTGCTCTACGTTACTGTTCACGTACTTGCCATTTTGAATGTTAAATCTAACATATCCATAGAACTCTCGCAATCCTTTTGCGAGCTGCTCACCGACACGATGAACGAATTGCTGCTTATTATGCTCCAAGTTTAAGCGCCTTTCTGTATGCTTCGAATACATCGAGTATATCGAGTAAATGGTAGTGATGACAAACCTCGTTGGGGTCAATCCATATATCAAATCCGGCGGCGTGGAGCTTGTCGCAAAAGTCGAAGTCCTCGCTCAAATCAACGTTAGTCCAGTCTTTGTTGTAATGTGTCTGTTGGTAAGGCGGTTTGAGTTCTGACAAGGCCTTTCTACTCACTAACAAAGTAGTGCCGCCTGTGCGGTCCGCTTTGAACAGTTTTTTCGGCAATTCATCTATGCCGACATTCTCAAACCCACCGCTCTGTTTATTTTTCACAATCGCGGACCACATACAACTTACAGTATCAGTTTTTGTTCGCCATATAGGGGTTATTCCGGCGATTACATCTTTGTTGTAACCAAGCAATCGCTCGATACAATAATCGTTTACCGGTTCGGTATCCGCATCCAGAAAGAAAATATGCGCTTTATCCCGAAACCTTGAAGAATGTAAAAATTCGTCTATGGCGATATTACGAGGCAAATCCGGTGTCTTTGAGCCAATAGGCATATACTCGGCAATGCCTCTTTGAAAGGCCTTCATAATAAATTTATCGACCCTCTCGTCGACCTGGTTGTCAACTCTATGCGGCTTGACAATCAAAACGCTTCGAGGCTTCTTATATTTTCGAAAATTACGCATCAAACTACTTCCAAAACAGCAGGAATAGGAATATTTAAGGCTCCAGGATGTTTTTGCTCAAAAAGTCTTTGGTCTTCGGCATAAGTTGATACACCGAGAGCATATATTCTATCCTTCTTTTTCCCTGTTTTATAATAGTGTCTATGGTCAAAACCAATATTAAAACATTTCACTAATTCGCCAGCCTTCGCAGTACGTAAAAACAAGTCCGTATCACAAAAGTTATGTTTGTAATCCTCATTGAAGATAAAGCTATATTTATTGTACCATCCTCTTGTAATAATCGGATGGGTCGGTTGAGCATTGAGAAACCCATCCTTGGCCCAAATAACCTTATCAGGATATTCCTCGCATACTCGCTGTATCTGTTCAATTCCGAAACTCGGATACAAGTCATCCGCCGAGCAGATTAAGACATCCCAATCCGGTATTTCCCTTGCCATCATATTTTGACTTATAGCGAACGATTGCAGTTTCCCGACGAAAAGATAATCAACCAATGGTTTGACCGCTCTTCCAGTCTGTTCTTCCCAGGTATAGACCGCGACTTTGAATTGTTCTTTACCGGCCTTACGCCACTTTGTAATAACATTGTAAAGCTGGCTGGTCCTTTCACCGGACGGTATTGAAACCACTATATTCATCCTGCTATACCTTCGATTAAACTCATAACCCTACCTGGGTTCTCAAGTTCTTTTTTGTGCCATTGCCTCTTAAACAAATAGCATAAAAACGCCTGTATTCTACCAAGTGCGACATCTCCTTTTTCAG